AGGTAAATCATTCTCTCGATTCAGTTCTCCATTTACGTACAAAAATTTATCACCATTTGCAGATTCAATAGCAGGTAATCCATTATCACGATGCAGTTCTCCATTTACGTACCAATGTTTATCACCATCTGCAAATTCAATAGCAGGTAATCCATTATCACGATGACGTTTTCCATTTAAAAACCAATATTTAGTTCCATCTACATATTCAATAGCTGGTAAATCATTATCTCTGTACAATTTATATTCTGCATCAAACCATCTTTTATTTCCATATTCATCTGTTAGCATTGTCATGTTTAAGATTGAAATAGTGTACTTATTGTGTACTATTAACTTAATTTTATATTAGAACAACTAAACAATATAACAATCATTTTTTTACATACTCATAAAATAATTTACTGTTTTATAATAAACCCGCCTTTTACTGGCATACATAATAGCTCATCATGAATCTATTTTACTCTTTTTATTACAACTCAATTTCTTCCTCATCCTCATTATTAGTATTATTAGTGGAACCATTGAATTTCGCCTTACTTAATTTATTTAAGTCTGTCACATTTGGATTAATTCTTGTAAATTTATCAAGTGTTGTTTGCGCACACTCTCCAAATGTTATCAATATGTTAAGCGTTGTGATAATATGATTGGGCCTATTAATAATTGTAGTCCAAAACCCAATAATTGATCTAATAAATGTTTCTAGTTTTGCAATAATATCGATTGGTTTATTAGATGATTCATAATATAAATCGGATAGTTCAGCTAATTTTTTAAAATTAATTGTGCAGTTACTAATAAATCTCGCTATATAGGTATTTCCATTATATCTATTAGATGTTCTTGTATATTCCATCTGAGATTTTTTTTCATAAATCATAATGGAATTATAAAGTTTTATAATTTTTTTAGAATTGTCAATCAGTTTAACATCTTTATCATCAATAGTAATTATTGGCTCGCGGCCTAAATGTTCTCTAATTATGTTATGAACATTTGACGTATGAGAATGGATGATTGTGGATCCAAAAACATCTGGATCCCAATTAGCAGCCTGCATCTTAGATTCAATTGCTCTAGCATTATCTCGTCTAGAATGAGCTCTAAAACGGATAAATAGTGCAGTAGTAGGAGCAGCCATTGTGTTAATTATAGTTGTTTTGTTATAAGATATAGAAACTTTATAGTAGAGCATATTTGCTATCAATTTTTCCTATATGTGATGTAATGATGCAGTCTAATCCCCCTAATTTTAGTAATAAGGTTGCCGGATCTCGTACAATTTTACAAGAGGATGATCTTAGATTAGCTCCGAATGTTAGAGAATATATCCGTCAGAAAAAGTTCCATATGGCAAATGGAATTGATGCACCAGTCCCGCTTGAAAAAGTATATGGTATTACGCAATTAGAACTCGTAAAAATTTGGAAAGGATTGCAATTAAATCAACCATCTCGTCCGGAGCAAGCAGCAGAAACTTGGAAAGAGCGTGTAGCAACTGCCCCTCTTAGATTAAAATTTAATAATATGAACAATAATGATTCTAATAGTTCTAATAATAGAGAAAAGGCATTAGCAGAACCAGGAGTTACGATGTATGGTGGATCAATTAATCCTGCAGCAATTGATATTGATTCTAAATTACGTGGAAATAATGTAGCCCGCACAAGAGATACGGCGCATTCCACCATGGATACTTGTTTAGTAAGATCTGTGCCAGATTATCGTGGTGGAGAAATTAAATCTAGTTCGAATACTGCTTTTTATAGAGCTGTACCTTTTACAGGTATTGGTTCGGGATTTGGTGACATGAATGTTAATAATAATATGCATTTTGGTGAAAATACTCGTACTTATCAAGATCGTAAAATAACAGATGTTGCAATGGATCGTTTTGAACCATTAATTAATGATGATTTTCAACATCCGGATAGTGTAGTTTTACCATTTCCTAGAGGAGGTATTGATACTCGTAATTTTGATAGATATTCTCGTCAAGACCAATTTCCTGATAAGATCTAGACTAAATTAAGCATTCCAGGGCTAATATTTATTTGGCCCACCCATATAGTATGAGTTTCACTAAACCTCGCTACGATGCCGATTCTGCTAAGGCAGATCTTAAGCAAAGCGTAATGCCAATGCAGTACAATATGTATCTTGGGGCGCATGTAAATGGAAATGTATGCAATGCCGTGCCCCCTACAAAGCATTTTTCTCAAATTGATGTTGAGTCGGATATGAAGGGACTTAATCGATTCCATCCAAGAACCATTGAAAAAATGACAAATCCTAATGGCAGTGCAAGTCAGATTGGCTCAAATAGTCTAATTTCAACATTTGATCCTCGCGCACATGTGAATCTCAATCCTGCTGTATGCCCTGATGTTAGCCGCCATTTGTTCTTTAATTCAGGAATCCAGCGCCCAACTAATCCTGGATTTGTGATGCCATCCGAAAAAATCTCGTGTTCGAGTAAATAAACTCAAAAAAATTGATATGAATATGTCTTTTAAAATGAATAGTAATTAAGATTACTATTAGCAAATACTCTATTATAGAACAGCAAGAATGTCATCAATCGCGAAGAAAGAAAATAATGTTCAGGGCCTTTCAGCAATTGGAGTCAAAAGACTTTCCAAGGAATTAAAGGATTATACACGTGATGCAAAAATATATGAAGATACATTTTCATTATCACCAATCTATGATATTGATGGAAATGTAAATCTATCAAGTTGGACTGCTGTATTAAAAGGACCAAAATGTTCTCCTTATGAAGGCGGTAAATTTACATTGGATATTAAAATGCCATCAGATTTTCCTATTTTCCCGCCAACGGTTAAAATTCAGACTCAGATTTTCCATCCTAATTTTAATGAATATGGTGCGATTTGTATTGATATTCTTAAACGCGAAACAGGGGCATGGAATCCTACATTCAGTTTACCAAAGATCATTCTAGCTATTAGTAGTCTTATGAATGATCCTAATGCAGATGATCCATTAAATGCTAGTGCTGCATCTCTATATAAGCATAATAGGGATGAATTTAATGCTAGAGCGCAGGAGGTTAATAAAAATGCCAAAAGTAATTAAATATAGCGTAAATATATAGCCATGTTTACGCGGGAAATGTATAATTCGGAAAACTATGCTGTTAGAGTAGCACAGTCAACAGAACCATTAATTTATAAAACTAATCCAGAACAAATGGCTAATTGTAGTCCTTGTGAACAACCATGGGGGCCGGTTGCAGACCGCCAACGTTATTCTGGAAGTGCCATTGGAGTAGAAAGCATTGGTCATATTACGGATGTTGAAAGTACACTCCGCCACCAATCATCAAAAATGAGAATGGGAAATGGCAGAGATCATTTTTATAACCCTCCACAAACCACTCCTTTGGCTCTTTCGCAACAATTCTGTCCTAAATTTGCACCAGAACATTCTAGAATTAGTCATCCTCGTCAAGATTATCGTGAACTGGATGGCCAGTATCGCCAAATCTTTCAGAGAGAACATGATGCAGTTGATTATATTGATCCGAGAGCAGATCTCCATACTCGTCAAATGGCAAAAGATTCTTATGTTGTAAAACTGCCACAGCCTCTTGGATTCAAACCAGATGCATCTCTTATTGCTAAAATTAAAGGAAAGAAATGTTAAAACATAATTATAAATCCAATATACAATTAATAATAATTGTATATTAACAAAAACTGTTGTATTTATTTTATAAATATATAGCAAAATCATGCTATATGTAAAACAATTTTAACCTATGGTTTCATTAAGCATGGAACTCCTTATTGCAGGCGGATTGGCCCTAGTTGGGCTTGAATTATCAGATAAGACCAATAAAATTAATTCGAAATCAAATAACAACCGAAATAGAGATAATATCTATAATTCATCACAATTAACTCGGTCAGTAAATCAATTATGGCAAAGTGCTGAAAAATATGATCGTCTTTCAAAAGATACTGCTCGCACTGGTATTGTGCCATCAAATGCAAATAGATTACCAAACCGCCATGCATGGGAAAGTAATCAAGATGATGGAGCTGGTGCATCATTTGATGCAACTGATAATTTATCAGATAATGATAGTGGTGCTGCACCAGATTGGCTTGGTACTGAGGATAAACTGCGCAATGAATCTCGATTAGATAAATCAGGAAGCTTTGATGGGGGAGATTACACAAAACAATTTAATCCTATTCGTTTTGATAATCCAAAAGGAGTTGTAGGAAGTAATGATGTGGCAAATAATATTTCTGGTAATACAATGGTTTCATCTGAGGCAGGGATGGCATTAACTGGCGGATGGAGTAATTATACTAAAAATGATATGACATATGGAGTTGTTTCACCTGCTGAATTAAAACAATTCAAGAAAACTCAATTAGTACCATATTTCGCTGCTAAAACTTATGGTGGAGGTGGCGATGATAAAAGGCGAGATGGAAATATGAAAGGAAGATTAGAATTATTTACTGGAGCTAATGAACTTAAGCCATCAAAGGTAGAAGTCCTGCCTTTATTCAATCCAGTTAAAAATTCTGGTAACGTTTTTGGTACACCTGTAATGACAGAATGGGAAACAGACAGATATTATGTTTCAGGTAGACGTGATGGAGAAAAACCTTTTGAGCCAATTAAAGATACACCCGGCCTTGATCTTGATTATACTACTAAAGCTACAGGGGCTCTTGCACCGTCATATGATTATCGTCCTATGCCAAAAACAATTGATCAGATAAGATTGGCAAATAAACAACAAGTTACTTATACTGCTCCAGTAATCCCTGGTCAAAAAGGTTCTACTCGAGGTGTTCAAGCTCCTGTAAATAAGTACCGTCCCTATCGCATAGCTGCAAATGACCATAAAAATCTACCAAAGAATAGTTTTATTAATACTGCTCCCAAAACCAGAGAAGTTTATAATCTTGGAAAGACTCTCCGCGAGGATACACATGTTTATCATGCCGGAACTCCAAATGCTGTTATTTCAAGTTTGGGTGATAATGGTTCTTATAATTTACGCGGAAAGGTTCAAGAAACAACAAGAATTAAATTGGATGGTTATGATCTTGGCCCAGCAACACAAAAAGGAGGTGGAGGAATTAGAAGAGAAAACCACCAACTTTATGATAATAAAAGAATGGAAACTGAGAAAACGCAGTCTATTGGTGCGGCCGGAAATCAGAGTAGAGGTAATAAAGCATTTGATCCAACTGATATTCAAGCTCCAACTATTCGCCAAATGACATCTGTTGATACTGGAGCTTATGCAGCTAGAGGGGGTGGGTATAATCAAATTGCGACACAATATAATGATGCTGCTAAAGAAACTGTTCGCCAAACCTTACAACAACAGTTACAGCTTGGAACAGCTGGCGGTGCACAATTTCACGGCCAATCATATAATCCATTGGATGTACCATTAACAACTGGTAGAGAATTATTAGAAAATAATACTTATAATGGAGCAGTTGGTAATAGTGTTGGTACGATGCCAGCCAGCTGGAATCCATTAGCTATTAATTTTAAAGAAACAACCATGCAACCACAAATCGGTGTGGGATTTGCAGGACCTGATGGAGGTTGGGCAAAAACAGATCTTATTCTTGATCCGACAATGCGTCAAATGACAGCTAATCATTTACCTGGCGCCCCCGCACAATCTGGGAAAATGGGAGGTTATGGTGCTAATCCTCAACAATCATTTATTACGAATCGTCAAATTACTGAAGGTACTAGTCAACTTGGAGGAACTACTCAGGGATCAAGGCAAGGAGGTTATACAGCAAATCCTCAACAGATGCCAACAACACTAAAAGAATTAGTTGAATGTACTCATATGATTGCTAATGCATCCCAAGCAGGACAGCAAGGTGGTTATGGTGCAAATCCTCAACAAGCATTTAATACTCTCAGACAAACAATGAGTGGCACCCAGCAAATTCAGGGAGCTGGAAATGCTGGACAGTATGGTGGCTATAATTCTAATCCTCAACAATCAGTTAATACTTTGCGCCAAGAGTATGAGAATACCAGTAAATTAAATGGTGCTGGTAATGCTGGGCAATATGGTGGATATAATTCTAATCCTCAACAATCAGTTAACACTCTGCGTCAAGAATATGAAAATACTAGTAAGTTAAATGGTGCTGGTAATGCTGGCCAATATGGTGGATATGGTGCCAATCCCCAACAATCATTTGATACTTTACGACAAGAGTATGAGAATACATGTAAATTAAATGGTGCTGGTAATGCTGGCCAGTATGGAGGATATAATGCTAATCCTCAACAATCAATTAACACTTTGCGCCAAGAGTATGAAAATACTAATAAATTAAATGGTGCTGGTAATGCAGGACAGTATGGCGGATACGGTTCGAATCCTCAACAATCATTTGATACATTGCGCCAAGAATATGAGAATACTTTACAATTAGGAGGAACTACGCCGGCAGTTGGTGCTGGAGGATATGGAGCAAATCCAACTGTTATGCAACCAACTATTCGCCAAGGAACACTGGTCGAAAGATGGGGTGGTGGTAATAATCAAGTTGATAAACATGTTCCATATATTAGCTATTATCAGGCTGATACTGCTGATAAAACATTAATTGGGAGACCGATTGCAGGTAATATCAATGTTGGTTATAATAATGATTTTACACAACAGAGATTGCGCTCCTCTCAGTCAAATTCAGCAAGATTAGAAGGAGGTGGTTCTGCAAATCCAAATTATTCTAATGGAATGGGTAATTGGACCCGCAACGGCACAACTATTCCACAGGAAAGTGTTCGCCTCGATCCAACTATGATTGATCAACTTAATAACAATCCTTACAATATTCCTAGACAATATTCTGATAATGAATTTGGAAGACAGGAAGGTTATTCACATAATCAATATCCTGATAATATGCCATTTACCCAATTATAAATAATTGAAATCATATCTACTTGAGAATTATTATAACTATAGTAATTATCAAGTACACCTGCACAACTGTCATCATGTCAGATTATATCGAAGTTATTGGCTTATCAATGATCGCATTTGGATTGTGTATTTTATGGATATGTTGTTGCACTAGTCGTTCATATCCATATATTTGCATTCCATGTTATAAACATTGTATTGAAGAGGAGATAATACCAATTAGCATTAATTCTCCATCTGTAACTGTAATTGAGATTGAATCAGCAACAGTAACTCCAAGACATTCATTTTAAATATAATAAATTATTACATTTAATGGTAAATATACCAAAAAAATTGATTTCATTATCAATTAACAATATGATATCAATAGTATAAGAGTACCTCTAAAACATTCATTCTTTGACAGAAACCATGCAATTCATTATTCCATACATTATATTCCTTGGTATCTTTTTATGGATTGCTGTTATTATTATGTTATACAATTGCTTATTAAATAATACTAGACAGAATAATTCAAATATTATAATAAATGATATGATCATATTTGAAATCATATCGCAGTTAGCAAATGAAAGTGAAGATGAAAACCATATGTATAATGCTGTATAATTCAAATGCATTACATTATATTAATTGTATGTAATTATTACAAAATTTTAAAAGGATTTGGTAGATATTGTTTGAATAAAATAAGAATTAATCGATTAAAAAGAGTGAGATGAATCCATGGAGAATTGTTATGTATGCCTTTAAAAGGCAGTTATTCATGTGGACAGGATTATCATAAAATGGTAAGTTATTTTATGAGTATGTAAAAATTGATCTTACTTGATAGTTATAAAATAACAATAAAAGAATATCACTAGTCGTCAGTCTTGTATTGAACTGCTATAAATATCTTAATTTTATATATTATATTTATTATTGTATTTTGTCGGATATCAGTATTATTTATAATGAGACACAAGGAAAATCAAATATTATAATAATTGCAAAAAATATATTGCAATTAGCAATAGAAAGTAAAAATAATATAGCAAGTATTGTACGATGTTGTTTAATTCAGAAAGATCATTATTATATTTTATATTATTCTTATTTGTTTGTTTAGACATAATTCTCTTTTTTATATGTTGTGCGTACTATCGCTCAAATGCACCTGTAGCAGCAGAAGAAATAATGCATAATAATATTGTACCAGAACCTGTCACTGCTCGTTTTTCTTTATCTGAAGAAAATGTAGTAATGGAAATCAATACATTATGAAAAATTAAAAGCTTATAATAATTGGATAATATTAAATTTATAGTAGAAAAAGTGCATCATAATATACTTTTAATTCTAAACAAAATAACAATGAAGACTGATTTTTGTGGAAATATACGATGGTATAATAATGATGGCGAACTACATCGCATTGGTAGTTTACCAACCATTGAATATTCTGGCGGTTATAAAGCCTGGTACATTTATAATAAATATTATGTACGCAAGCAAATAATTAATATTTACAAAATCTTAAAAGGATTTAGTAGGTATTGTTTTAGGAAGATCAGAATGAGAAAATTAAGCAGATTAAGATATATTCATGACGAACTGTTATGTATGCCAGCTAAAGGCAGTTGTCCGGGTGGAGAGGATTATCATAAAATGGTAAGTTATTTTATGAGTGTGTAAAAAATTGATATATTTTGTTATAGTTAATTTATATAGTACATAATAGAAGAATATCTAAATACAATATGACTATGACAATGAAAGCTAATTTTATTATAACTAAAAGATGGTATAATATAAAAGGAGAATTACATCGCGATAATGATTTATCTGCCGTAGAATGGTTGAATGGAAATAAATTTTGGTATGTAAATGGAGAATTGCATCGAGATAATGATTTACCTGCAACTGAATACGTCAATGGAACTAAATGCTGGTATTTAAATGGTAGACGTCATCGAAATAATGATTTACCTGCAATTGAATATGCTAATGGTAGTAAAGAATGGTGGATAAATGGAAAAAAACATCGAGATAATGATTTACCTGCCATCGAATATGTATACGATGATAAAGAATGGTATGTAAATGGATTAAGGCATCGTCTTGGTGGATTACCTGCTATAGAATATGCAAGTGGAAATAAATTCTGGTGCATTTATGGTAAATATTACTTATATGCGCGAGTAATTAATTATTACAAAACATTAACAATATTTGGTAGATATTGTTTGAAGAAAATCAGAATGAGAAAATTAAGCAGATTAAGATATATTCATGGCGAACTGTTATGTATGCCAGCTAAAGGCAGTTATCTAGGTGGACAGGATTATCATCAAATGGTAAGTTATTTTATGAATATGTGAAAAATTGATTGTTATATTGTTTAATTGTTCTAATATAAGATTAAGTTAATAATACATAAGAAATACACTCTTTTCAATCCAATACAAAATGACAATGGAAACAGACAAATATGGTACTAAATGGTGGTATTATAATGTAAATGGAGAAATACATTGCGATAATGGTTTACCTTGGTGTAGAATTTGTAGATGGTGATAAATCTTGGTACATATATGACAAATATTATTCATATGAACAAATATGTAATTATTACAAAATCTTAAAAGGATTTAGTAGGTATTGTTTTAGGAAAATCAGAATGAGACGATTAAGAAAAGTAAGATGGATTCGTGGAGAGTTGTTATGTATGCCGGTAAAAGGCAGTTATCCTGGTGGTCAGGCTTATCATAAAATGGTAAGTTAATTTATGAGTATGTAAAAAATTGAAATGTAAAGTTATTTAGTTATAATTAATAGTGCTAAGAATAATATGTAAGAACACTCTTTTAATTCAAAGCATAGATGACAATGAAAAGTGATGCAGGTGAAACTAAATCATGGTATAATGAAACTGGGGAACTGCATCGTGATAATGGTTTGCCTGCTGTAGAACATGCCAATGGAGATAAATATTGATATGTAAATGGTAAACTGCATCGCGATAATGATTTGCCTGCCAAAGAATATGCAATTGGAACTAAATCTTGGTTTGTAAATGGATTGTGTCACAGAGATAATGATTTGCCTGCAATTGAAACTGTATTTGGAACTAAAACTTGGTTTGTAAATGGATTGTGTCACAGAGATAATGATTTGCCTGCAATTGAAACTGTATTTGGAACTAAAACTTGGTTTGTAAATGGATTGTGTCACAGAGATAATGATTTGCCTGCAATTGAAACTGTATTTGGAACTAAAACTTGGTTTGTAAATGATAAAATACATCGTCTAGGCAGATTGCCTGCATTTGAATATGCGAGTGGTCATAAAGAATGGTACATCTATCATAAACGCTACACTTATGAGCAAGTATGTAATTATTACAAAATCTTAAAAAGATTTGGTAGATATTGTTTGAAAAAGATCAAAATGAAAAGATTAAAAAAAGTTAAATTAATTCATGGTGAATTGTTGTGTATGCCTGTAAAAGGTAGTTATCCAGGTGGTCTAGATTATCATAAGATGGTAAATTATTTTACGAATATGTAAAAAATTGATTGATATATTGTTTATATATAATTAAGTTATTGGTATAACTATAATATTGGAAACAAGTTATGATGTGCACAATTGATAAAAAAGGTAACAGTACATGGAAAAATGAGAATGGAAAACTCCACCGAGATAATGATTTACCTGCAATTATAAAAATAAATGGCAATAAACAATGGTATATAAATGGAAAACGGCATCGAGATAATGGATTACCTGCTATTGAAAAAGCAAATGGTGATAAACAATGGTATGTAAATGGAATGTATAACAGAGATAATGATTTACCTGCTAAAGAATATACCAATGGAAATAAATTTTGGTGCATAAATGGAAAATATCATCGTGATAATGATTTACCTGCTATTAAATGGCGCGATGGAACTAAATATTGGTATAAAAATGGAAAACTGCATCGTGACAACGATTTACCTGCTACCGAATATGCAAATGACGATAAACATTGGTTTGTAAATGGATAATTGCATCGTCTTGGTGGTTTAGCTGCTATAGAACATAATGATGGTCGTAAATTATGGTATATTTATGGCAAACAATATACATATGATGAAGTAATTAATTATTACAAAATATTAAAAAACTTTTTTAGATATTGTCTCAAGAAGATTAGAATTAGAAGATTAGGAAGACTTAGATGGATTCATGGAGAACTATTATGTATGCCACTAAAAGGTAGTTATCCCGGTGGCCAGGATTATCATAAAATGGTAAGTTATTTTATGAGTATGTAAAAAATTGATTGTTATATTGCTTGAATAAACTGTAATAATAGTAAGTTAATAGTATACAAGAAAGTACACAGTTTCAATACAAAATAAAAGATGACAATGAAAACTGATGCAGATGGAACTAAATCATGGTATAATGCAAATGGAGAACTACATCGCGATAATGGTTTGCCAGCATTAGAAGAAGCAGATGGCGATAAATTTTGGTATGTAAATGGAGAAATACATCGTGATAATGATTTACCTGCTATTGTTTATGCAAGTGGTAATAAGGAATGGTATGTAAATGGATTACTACACCGTGACAATGGTTTACCTGCTGTCGAAGGTGCAGATGGAACTAAATTTTGGTATGTAAATAGATTACTACACCGTGACAATGGTTTACCTGCTGTCGAAGGTGCAGATGGAACTAAATATTGGTATGTAAATGGAAAATGTCATAGATTAAGTGGCTTACCTGCAATTGAATGTGCAAATGGAAATAAATATTGGTTCGTTAATAATAAATATTACGCATATGAACAAGTATGTAATTATTACAACACATTAACAATATTTGGTAGATATTGTTTGAAGAAGATCAGAATGAAAAGATTGAAAAGAGTAAAGTTGATTCATGGAGAACTATTATGTATGCCATCAAAAGGAAGTTATCCAGGTGGACAGGATTATCATCAAATGGTAAGTTATTTTATGAATATATAGGTTTAAATTCTTACTAAGAATTAGTATGAATAGTTTAGATTTAACCGCACTGTTGATTTTGGTTATTGGATTTATAACAGTATTTTGTATATTGATTCCATCTGAGGAACAGCCAAGAAGAAGTTTTGTTATTAGTGAAACATACATACCAATGACTTTCAAGAAAAGAATGAACTTTAATACAGGAAATTCAAATAAAAGGCACATGCAAAATCGTAAAAGACCGTCATATTTTAGAAAACATCGCCATTGAATACTGTAATATCTTAAATACAATCAGTATAGATAATGACAATTAGTGATATTTTGCTTATTTTAAGTTTAACTGCGCTTGTATTTATTATTATTATGCGAAATCTATCAAAAAATAATAAAATTAATGATGATGTTAGTGAAAGTGTTAATAATGATGAAAGTGAGAATAGTGAAGATGATACTAATGATACTGAGGATGATGGCGAATTAACAGCATTTGATAAGAGTGTGTGGCGGCCTATTATTGAGAGACCATGGAGAAATGAGATGATTGATGACGGAATGCCAAATTATCGTGACGCGTGGAAAAATTATTAGGATATTAAATTAATAATGTGAATTTTATACTCACATTATAGTTATGAATTTTATTGCCGCGGTTTGTATTTTAATTTTGATTATATGGATGAGTCTTTGTAATAATCGTAGAAGAAAGCAATTCGCGTTTGAAGAATGGATTGAATGTGCTAATTTAATGATTACTTTTCACAAATCGCGAGATAGAATGGTTTATGAGCGTATACTAAAATTACATCGCAATCGTGATTTAGAACCCCAGAAAGATCATATGTTGCGTATTTGGTTGCGAAGAGTATTAGAACATAATCCGCGATTCCATACTGGATCATATGATGAAATTGCTATAATGCAATCCGAAACATTATACTCATATCTACCAACAATAATTTCATTATATAAAAATGCATTAGTTTTACAACAAGAAGTTATTGATGGAATTAATGAAACCACAATTCAGTACGGAGCAACTGGTTCTCAAAAATACAGAGATTATCTTGTTGATGCAGTAAATAATTTATCTGGAAACTTGCAATCTCATTGTATAGTTCAACTGGCACATATCTCATAAACTTGTAAATTTAGAGAATTTTTAGAATTTATGGAAGAAGTAATCTCTTTTGCTTGAAAGGATCTGGTAGTTTTTTAATAAATTGTTGTAGTTTATTTGATTCAAGAAGAATGGTATCAGTCTTAATGAGTACAATACTATGGCCATATTCATTGATTTTATTGACAATGAAGCGATAAGTTGCCTCAATGTGTTCAATACATCCGCCACCAGTGATAATAGCTGCACCTGATTCAAATATAAATATGGATACTTTTTTCTTTACACTTTCTCCATCATCATCGATATCACCATTGGCGTAGTAATATTTGATATTTACAGCCGAATGCATGCATGGTTGGTAGGTAGATCTGATGCCCTCTGCTAAGAGTTTTCGATGTAATTTAATACGATCAAATTTGCAATTTGCTCGAAAATTAGTATTAATAAGGTCTACTTTGATATTAAAAACTCTAAGATTTGAGATGTTTGTAACAAACGGCTTTGGGCGAATAGTACCATCTAGTATGACTCCTTTAATTCTTTTAAATTCATAGAATAGTTTACCCATAATCGAAACAAAATCCTTTACATCTTTGACACCAGTCATTTGTAAAGATCCATTCCTAAAAAGCTTCAGATTAATAGGTTTATTATCTGAACCCGGATCTATCTCAATAGTAGTCTGATTATAAAATCTTTTTCCCCCAGTTTTATTTGTTTTCTTAGGTGGATGGATGCTCCTCTGATATCCGGGATTTGAACCAAATCTGATGTTATCGATTCCGCCCTCAGTTAGATCGATATAGTATGCTACGTTTTTTCTATTAATTTTGGTACCAATACAGCATGTCATTGTCATTGTTGAAATAGTTAATCTTTTTGGTAATGTATCCATTGGTAAAGCTTTATTGAGACTCCTCATATCGATCTTTATAGTATGATCAGTTCTGGCATTAGCAAGTTGTTTCTTACGAATACTTTTACTATCTAGTTTGTCATTATCATCTTTTTTATAAAAAGATTGAGGCTTTTTAGATTTTGCAGTATCTAGTTTCATCACGTGGTTAATCAAAATGTTAAGATTATAGTAAATTGCATCAATTTTTTCTGTTAAATATTTCACGTTTAGAAAGTGGCTTAATAAAATCTGGATATAAGTATACATCAAGCAAGATGAGTTCAACTACCAAGACTAGCAGCAAACACCAATCTGGAAAATCTTCCGAATCGAGTGATCATTCTGGAAGTGGCGAGTCCTTTGTTCCCTCCAAGGGAAGTCTATCTGGAGGAAAGAAATCAAAGTCCTCTAGTTCTGACAAGAAGCACAAGTCTCTGTCTGGCGGAAAGGTTTCCAAGAAGTCATCTAGTTCGTCTAGCCAAGATGGAGGAAAGAAGAAGAAGAGTTCTACCTCCTCTAAGAAGAGTTCTACCTCGTCTAAGAAGGTTCCTAGCGCCAAGAAGGCCACTACCAAGAAGTCTAGCACCAAGAAGTCTACTAAGAAGCAGACTGGTGGAAAGCCTAAGAAGGCAGCCACTGGTGCCAAGAAGTCTACCGCTAAGAAGCAGACTGGAGGAAAGCCTAAGAAGGCTACTGGGGCTAAGAAGGCATCTGCCAAGAAGGCAACTGGTACCAAGAAGGCAACTGGTACCAAGAAGGCTACTGGAGCTAAGAAGGCAACTGCCAAGAAGGCTACTGGTGCTAAGAAGTCTACTGCCAAGAAGTCCGCTAAGAAACAGACTGGAGGTGCCAAGAAGCAAACTGGAGGAAAGCCTAAGAAGAGTGGAGTCAAGAAGAGCGCCAAGAAGACTGTTGCTCCTAAGGCCGGAAAGAAGAGTTCTACTAAGAAGTCCTCCTCTAAGAAATCCTCTAAGTAAATGTTATTAGGATATTGATCAAATTAATAAAAATATATTAATTTGAAATGAAAAATCAACTGTTAGGTTAAGGATTTTAACTATAGCATACAGTATAATGCGAGTCTTATCATGGGATGTTGGTATCAGAAATGCAGCTTATTGTTTAATGGAAAGGTATATTGACGATAAAACCGGGAAAGTTCTTTATAAGACATTATCTTGGGGATTGATTGATTTACTTGAGAGATTTGAAAGACGGTGTAAATGTGGAAGAGTTGCCATGTGGGTGACTGATACTCGTCAAAGCAATGGAGAAGAATTAGCATGGTGTGGTCAACATGTTGGTGCACAAGGTGTTATTCCATGTAAAGAGGCTGGAGCTAAGTGTATTAATTGTGGTAACAAGGCTTATATGATAGTAAAGGGAAGAAGTAAACTCAAACATTGTGTCAAACACACAACTTTACCAAAATTGCGAAGATATAAGAAAGTTTCAAGTAAAAAGTTTGCTGTTGAAAAGTTAAAGGAAGTATTAATATCAGAACTCGAACTGCGTCCGGATTTTCTTTTTGTCCAACATGTTGTTATTGAAAATCAGCCAAGTTTAACTAATCCAAAGATGAAGGCTATTTCCGAAACTTTATTTCATTGGTTTATGATTCGAGGTAAAATCGATCGCCAATTATATTTAGAATCTCTGGAAAAGGAGGCCTTGTTATTTAACACAAATAATTATGTATCGAGTTTACAATACAGATATCCAAGTGCAGTTAAGAGTGTAGAGTTTATTAGCCCGAGTGCTAAAATCCCAGATAGAAATATTACAAGAGAATTACGTAAAGCTAAAATTATGGAAATCTGTGAACAAGATATCAAAGATTCAGAATGGGAATTATTTTACAAGAAACATCCTAAAAGAGATGATTTGGCAGATTGTCATGTTCAGGCAAAGATCATATTTAGAAGATTAGGAGATGCATGCGAATGGAGGCTAGGAGATAGTGCTACTAAAAAATGGTTAAATAGCAAAAGATCATAAAAATTAAATTTCAATCATGTTGATTAAATATATTATTGCAATTAGGATAATATATCATGAAAAAACAAACAAGTATTTGTGATAAAAATGAACAAAGAGCTACATAATTGTGATAATGCATTATCTGTTATAATTGGAATTAATTCAAAAAAATATTATAAAAATGGTAAACTACATCGAGATAATGATTTACCCGCGAAAGTTGCTGATGGTTATAAAATGTGGTTTGTTGATGGAAAATGTCATCGTCTTGGCGGATTGCATGCAGTTGAATATCGTGATGGGAGTAGATTTTGGTACATCTATCACAAACGCTACACTTATGGACAAGTATATAATTATTACAAAATCTTAAAAGGATTTGGTAGACATTGTCTTAGAAAGATTAGAATGAGGCGATTAAGAAGACTTAGATGGATCCATGGGGAACTATTATGTATGCCGGCAAAAGGTAGTTATTCGGGTGGCCAGGATTATCATAAGATGGTAAGTTATTTTATGAGTATGTAAAAAATTGATTTTTATATTGTTTCAGATATAACCATACATAATAGCAAGTTATAATAAGCACATTGTAATATACTCTTTATTCACATCACAATGGCAATGAAAACTGACGCGCGAGGAAATAAGAAATGGTACAATGCAAATGGAAAATTACATCGCGATAATGATCTACCTGCTATCGAAAATGCAAATGGTGATAAGGAATGGTATGTAAATGAAAAATTACATCGTGAAAATAATTTACCAGCAATTGAAAATGCAGATGGAATCAAAGCATGGTGTGTAAATGGAAAACTACACCGTGATAATGATTTACCTGCAATTGAATGTTCGAATGGTGATAAATATTGGTATGCTGATGGAAAAATACATAGACCATGCGGCTTACATGCCATTGAATATGCATATGGTTGTAAATTATGGTTCATAAATGGAAAACGATATACATATGATGAAGTAATTAATCATTACAATATCTTAGCGAAATTTGGTAGATATTGTCTTTGGAAAATCAGAATGAGGCGATTAAGAAGAGTAAGATGGATCCATGGGGAACTATTATGCATGCCTCCAAAAGGCAGCTATCCAGGTGGCCAAGATTATCATAAGATGGTAAGTTATTTTATGAGTTTGGATAAAAATTGATTATTATATTCCTTAAATAACTATATTAATAATAAGTTAATAGTACACTGGAAAATACATTTAAATCCATCAATAGCGAAATGACAATGCAAATTGATTTTTTTAGAACTAAGAGATGGTGCAATGTAAAAGGACAACTACATCGTGATAATAATTTACCCGCTATTGAATATGCAAATGGTGGTAAATGTTGGTATGTAAATGGATTATTACATCGCGATAATAATTTACCCGCTATTGATCGTGTAAATTATGATGGATATAGCTGTGTAAATGGAAAGAGTAATCGAGATAGAAAATGGTATGTAAATGGAAAACTACATCGTGATAATGATTTACCTGCTATTGAAAATGCAAATGGTGATAAGGAATGGTATGTAAATGGAAAACTACACCGAGATAATGATTTACCAGCAATCGAATATGCAAGTGGGAGTAGAAATTGGTATGTAAATGGAAAATTGCATCGCGATAATGATTTGCCCGCGATTGAATATGCAGATGGTGATAAATATTGGTATGTAAATGGATTATTACATAGAGATAATGATCTACCTTCTATCGAAAGAACAAGTGGTAATAAATATTGGTATGTAAATGGATATCTCCATCGTCTCGGAGGTTTGCCTACCATAGAGTGGCATGGGAAAGGTAAACGTTGGAATATTTATGATAATGAATACACATATGAGCAAGTATGTAATTATTACAAAATTCTAAAAAATTTTGGTAGGTATTGTCTTAGGAAAATCAGAATGAATAGACTAAGGCATCTAAGATGGATTCATGGAGAACTGTTGTGTATGCCGCCAAAAGGTAGTTATCTCGGTGGACAGGATTACCTTAATATGGTAAATTATTTTATGAGTATGTAAAAATTGATTGTTATATTGCTTAGTTTAATTATAAGTAAGATTAAGTTAATAGTACATTCAAGTACATTTTTTATTAAAGCCATCAATAGCGAAATGACAATGCAAATTGATATTCATGGAAATAAAAGATAGCATAATCATAAAAATGGACATCAACAAAGAGATAATGATTTACCTGCTATTGAATATGCAAATGGTAATAAATATTGGTTTGTAAATGGACACAGATATCTACATAGATATAATGATTTACCAGCAATTGAATCTCCAAATGGGGATAAATGTTGGTATGTAAATAGATTACATTATCGGCTTGATGGTTTATACCTGCTGTTAAATGTGGTAATAGTTATAAACAATGGTGGATTTATGGAAAACAATACACATACAATCAAGTAATTAGTTATTATGAAATCTTAGCAAGATTTGGTAAATAATGTTTGAGGAAGATCCGAATGAATCAATTAAGGAGACTTAGATGGATTCATAGAGAACTATTATGTATGTCCCCTAAATGCAGTTATTCAGGTGGCAAAAGGATTATCATCAGATGGTAAGTTATTTTATGAATATGTAAAAAATTGATATGTTAAATATTTCATTATATAGTTATGGTTATTAGTATAACTATAATATTTGAAACAAGTTATGATGTGCACGACTGATAAAAAAGGTAATAATACATGGAAAAATGAATATGGAAAACTCCATCGGGACAATGATTTACCAGCAATAGAAAAAGTAAATGGTAATAAACAATGGTATATAAATGGGAAACATCACCGAGATAATGATTTACCTGCCATTGAATATGCATCTGGAACCAAAGAATGGTATGTAAATGGAAAACATCATCGAGATAATGGTTTACCAGCTATTGAAAAAGCTCATGGCGATAAAGAATGGTATGTCAATAATAAGCTACACAGAGATAATGATTTACCTGCCATTGAATATGCATCTGGAACTAAAGAATGGTATGTAAATGGAGTACTACATAGAGATAATGATTTACCTGCTATCGAACGTGCATCTGGAACTAAAGAATGGTATGTAAATGGAGTACTACATAGAGATAATGATTTACCTGCTATCGAACGTGCAAATGGTGAAAAAAAATGGTATGTAAATGGAGAACTGCACAGAGATAATGGTTTACCGGCTATTGAAAGAGCATATGGTAATAAACAATGGTATGTAAATGGATTACGTCATCGACTCGGTGGTTTACCTGCGATTGAATATGCAGATAGAAATAAAGAATGGTATATTTATGATAAAAGATACAGTTATGACCAAGTACTTAATTATTACAGAATTTTAAAAGGATTTGGTAGATACTGTTTGAAGAAGATCAGAATGAGAAAACTAAGACGTCTTAGATGGATTCATGGAGAATTATTATGTATGCCTCCAAAAGGCAGTTATCCAGGTGGCAAAGATTATCATCAGATAGTAAGTTATTTTATGAGTATGTAAAAAAATTGATTATTATATTGCTTGAATTATTGTATAATTAATAAGTTTCAGTATGTTCAATTAAGTACAATTCGCAGTTCTCAGCAACATGGCTTATATGAAGATTAGTGGCACAAATACGAAATACTGGTTTAATGCAAATGGAAAATTGCACAGGGATGATGATTTACCTGCAATAGAGCATGCAATTGGAGATAAAGAATGGTATGTAAATGGAAAGCCTCATGGAGATAATGGTTTACTAGCAATTGAATATGGAAATGGCACTAAAATTTTGTACATTAATGAAAAAGTGCATCGTGATAATGATTTATCAGCTACAGAACGCACAAATGGCACTAAAATTTGGTACATTAATGGAAAAGTGCATCGCGATAATGATTTACCTGCTATAATAACTGCAGAAGGTGATAAAGAATATTATGTAAATGATCAATTACATCGAGATAATGATTTACCTGCTATTGAAAGAGCAGATGGAAGTAAATATTGGTATGTAAATGGAGAATATCATCGCAAAAACGATTTGCCTGCTGTAGAATATGCAGATGGCGGTAAAGAATGGTATGTAAATGGATTGCACAATCGTGGCAATGATTTACCTGCTATTGAATGTGCAAATGGTAATAAAGCATGGCTTGTAAATGATATTTGCCATCGTGTCAATGGTTTACCTGCAATAGAATGTGTAAATGGAAATAAACAATGGTGGATTTATGGAAAACAGTATTCATATGAACAAGTAATTAATTACTACAAAATATTAACAATATTTGGTAGATATTGTTTGAAGAAGATTAGAATGAAAAGATTAAAAAGAGTAAAGTTGATTCATGGAGAACTATTATGTATGCCTCCAAAAGGTAGTTATCCTGGTGGTAAAGATTATCATAAAATGGTAAGTTATTTTATGAGTATGTAAAAAATTGATAGTTAATCATTAATATAAATAATATTAATAAATCAAAAATAATGGCTTATACAACTATTAACGACGCTGGTACAAAATACTGGCATAATGCAGGTGGACAAATACAGCATGATAATGATTTGCCTGCAGTAGAGCGTGAAAATAAAGGTTGGTTTGTAAATGGAGAACAATATCGCATAAATGACTTACCAAGCATTAAATACGGTAATGGAAATAAAGCTTTGGTTATTGATAAAAAACTGCATCGAAATAATGGTTTACCTGCTTCTGAATTTGCCGATGGGCATAAAGAATAGTATGTGAATGGAAAACAGCATCGCGATAATGATTTACCTGCTGTTGTATTTGCGAATGGCGAAAAACAATGGTTTAATAATGGAAAATTTCATCGAAATAGTGGTTTACCTACCGTTGAATGTATAAATGGAGATAAATGTTGGCATGTAAATGGATTATGTCATCGACTTGGTGGTTTGCCTGCAATTGAAGATATACATGGTTATAAAGAATAGTGGCTTTATGATAAACATTATACATATAAGCGAATAATTAATTATTACAAAACCTTAACAAGATTTGGTAGATATTGTTTGAAGATTAGAATGAGACACCTAAAACGTCTTAAATGGATTCATGGCGAGTTATTGTACATGCCAGTAAAAGGTAGTTATCCTGGTGGTCAGGATTATCATAAAATGGTAAGTTATTTTATGAGTATGTGAAAAAATTGATTGTTAATTTATAATAGTAATTACAAGTTTTTATAGTATTAATAAACAAAGAAATGACAGGCATTACTGAACTTGAATATAATAACTCACTTAATCCTGAAATTATGGCAAGAAGATTCTATAATAAAGTTGTCGAACTTACTAGAAATAATAATATTGAAGGTTTAAGAATATTCATTGCCGATATTCGCCAAATTAATAATGATATGGCAGTATTAGCTGAAAATATCTCAAGAAACATAATTGCAAGAGCATCTCGTCATTAATACAATAAGTACTAAGATTTACTCTCCTAGACTATCACCTGCGAGAAATATAAGGACCTTTCATCTAATAACACATCCAGTTTATTTAATACACATCATTACTAAAAGTGTTATTTATAATTAATAATAGAATCAAATATAAGATTATATAATTTATAAATAAAATATCTCAATTAAACTTCTTCATCATCACTATCTGGTGCATTATTCTTATTGACTCGTAATTTCATACTGCGTTCTAACGAGGATTGATTATTAAGTGGAGTTTCTCGCTTTAACACTAATGCCTCATCATTTCGCGTTAGTCCAAATTGATCAGATTCCAATACAGTTACAATAGGAATAACACTTGATGGTAAAGGACGATAACTACGTTTACCGGTTCCATTTAGCTTTCTGTACTCAGAAACTGTATAATTACCTCCAAATTTCTTCATTAATCGTGGTGAACTGGCCGGTTTCACAATAGTAGGCTGTCCTCTACGAATAGTTTCCATTCTATCAATTAAAGTTTTTCTCTTCCAAATATCTTTATCATTCAAAAAGTATAAATTATATGCCGCAGAACATTCAGCAGAACAGAAATAGTCTGTCATTCGAACAACATCACCTACCATACATTGTGGTAACATGGTAGGCTCCCATTCAAAACCCTCAGTGCACCAATCACATACTCTTCCCGGCATATTGCGAAATCTAATAGTTTTACCAGTTTTATCAATTGCTGGAATTGTGAGGGCAATTCTATCTGGTTCGTCATCAATTGATGCACCCTTCAAGCGTTTTTTCATTTCCCTAATATTCTTTTGATATTTAGGACAATTAGGACATACTTGATCAACATCGCGAGTTTCTGCTTTTGGAATTGGTTTTAAATTATTATTATTACTAGCTTCTCTGCCCTTTAATAATTGTTTAATTTTCTTTTCAGAAATTGGAACTTCCATAACAAGTGTTTCTCTTAGACTATCATTATCTGATTCGCTATCTGATAATGACTCAGAGTCAGATTCTGATACTTGACGCCTTTTAGAACTTTTACTCTCAGATTTTTTATTAGTGCTCACTTTAGCCTTTCCTCTGGGAGCTGGTTTTCGTGAACTCATATTGTTATTTGTCGTGTTAATGAATAAACAAGACAAAACTCTTATATCGATTTGGGTATTTAATACTAGATTTAAAGACATTTTAGCGAATCTGTTCGGTATCAATTTTTGCGGTCCTTTTTCTACCCTTTGAGCCACGAGAATTACCAGTATTTGACGATCTAGCAGATTTATTACGAGCACTACTACTAGTACTGCTGCTAGTATCAGATTCAGAGCTACTTACCCTCTTATTGTGCTTGCTGCGGGTACTGCGTCTCTCCTCCTCAGGTTCAGGTGAATCAGTTACAGTTTCTTCAGTTTCGGATTGTTCCTCTGTACTTTCACGGCGTTTATTATGTCTACCAGAACTATTTCCGATAATCTTATCCTGTTCCCGCATGATAGAACTATGACGATTTCTTGTTTCGTCGAGAGATGCATTGGCTAAGAAATTATCTAATCTGCGAGAATCGGCAGTTGGTGCAGTAAATCTAGAGAAATTTGCATCTAAGTGATTATTTTTGGGAGGGGGAGTTGCAGTTGGCGGATTAATAGGTTGATTGGCTGCAGTATTTTGACGATCATATAATGATAATTTTTCAAGAATCTTATTTGAACTATTACTGAGAGATGCAACTCGTTTTCCAAGTTCCGCATTTTCTTTGAGCAGATCATCATATGATGGGCGTCCTGGATTTCCAGCAATCTTTTGTTGTGAGTTATTAAGATTCATTGCAGCCATCTGTAATTTAACTTGGTCACTAATTTGTTTATTAATGCGCGCCTTTTCGGCTTCAGCACTTTCGGTACGAGAATTATTAATATGATGCGAGCTAAGAGTATTGCTTAATGCAAATCCTAGACGGACTACCGGATGAATCATCTTATCATCTTTATGATACATCTCATAGAAATCTCCCCAAATATCACGATATTCATCTCTCTCTGCATTAACTGCCTTGGAAACACCATCCAGTTTAAATCCAAATGGGTCATAATTGTGATTTGCAAATTCAATAATATTAATACCGCCAGTAAATCCTTGATCGTACATTCCTACAATAACTTGTTTATTACGAATAGAAAAATGGATATTATATTCTCTCTCCATAGTTTCCAAATCGCTATTCATGTTATACTCTTGAGATAGTGTAACTCCGCGATTTTGGAGATCATTTAGTTTGGCAAGAATGGCAAATTTAGCCATCTTAATTTCTTGAGATGTCCTTGATCTTTGTGTGCCATTATTCTCATTATCCTCATAATGATTATTTTGTTTTTGATGATGCCCATTATCATCTCTTCTTCCAGTAGACTGCCCAGTCGACTTATAGTTGCCATGATTACCTCCAGTACCAGTTGTTTGACCAGTTGGTTTTGCTGCTTGTGGCCTAGTTAGAGATGCAAGAACAGGATTTTCTACTGCACTATCCTCATCAGAATCACCAGAACTAGAACTATTACCAGATGAACCTGTCGAACTGCCTGCAGATGCCATCTGACCAATAGCTGCCCCACCATCCATAACAGGTGCAACTTCTGCTGATAAAATACCGGTTCCCTGGTCACTTTCACTACCCTCTTCCAATGTTTCCATTTCTTTGGCAAATGCATCCTGATTAGGATGTTGTAACATTTTCCCACCATTTTGGATCATATTCCAATACATATCTCCGCTTTCGCTGAATCCATCAAGTGCTTTACTCGATTTTTTCTCATTATTGGGCTGAGTTGTCATAATTATAGTTGTGTGGGAAAAGATAGTTGGCTATTAACATGCATTTCTATATATCATAAATTTTGATTCATTTGTTATCTGTTGGAATTGTTCTAATAATTAAGAGAACTGCGAAAGAAATCAATACAGAAATTGCAAAATTAGAACATTCCTTATAAGTTACTATCAACATAATTAAAAATTGTACAATAGGAGATCGAAATATGGCCATTATCTTTTTTGATGGATTTGGTACTATTTTAGTCATATAAAGTACAAAGAGGAGCCAAAATACCCCTGATAAGATAGATGATATTGAGATTTCGGACATATATAGTTATTCGCACATAATTTTCCACAAAATCACGGTTACATTGACAATAATAATTATTTCGCATTTGAAATCAAATAAGCATGAGTTATGCCCCAATTGATGAAGCATGGCCACAAACAGAGACAGAGGATGAATATCCTGCAACTTATGCAGTATATGGAGGTTTGCGCCCCGAATTAAACCGTCCCGTGGATAATGAGGGAATTGTATCTGGGCCAGTTGGATTTGGAAGAGGAAGTATTTGTCCAAATAGTTCTCTTAATGAAAGTGATACATTTAGTCAGAAAGCAACTCCAGTATCAAGACAAATGCACAATACTCGAAAATCTCGCAGAACCCCCCCTTCTATTGTATTGCCAGAATCAGATTACTCTATTCAACAAAGAAGAAGGAGTCATAGTCACTCAAGACTCGAACACCCAAATCATTTTCTCCACAACGAATCACCAATGATTCCCCACGAATGCTCATGTTATCAGCAGATGTATTTACAACCAAATGGAATATTTTGGTGGTTGGATAGTCGCGACGCATTCATTATTATTGGAGGGTTGGTCTTATTGACTCTAGTTGGTATTCTTATTAAACGTAGTTAGTCTAGATTCATAGTAAGATTTTGGAGGAGATAACTAAGTAAACATGTGGACAAGAAAATCTTTACAACCTCAATATGATATTTCGATTACAATACCAGACTCATTAATAAAATTATTAATGTTAATACCAGATCGCAAAATATCTCAGCCACCAAAAACACTTGTATTAAGTGGCGGATCCACTAAAGGCACAGCGCATTTAGGAGCAGTTAAAGCATTAGACGAATTAGGTTATCTTAAAGGTATTAAACGTTTCGTTGGTGTTTCGATTGGAGGATTAATTGCGAGTTTATTAGCAATTGGTTATTCATACAAGGATTTGTATAATAAAATAATGGATTTAGATTTTTCAACAATGCAAGAAATATCCCCAAGTCAAATATTTGATATTTTTGGAGTAGATAAAGGAGATCGTTTTGTAAATCTTATTCGAGAATTAATAAGAGTTAAATGTAATCCGGATATTACATTATCTCAAGTACATAAATTAACTGGACATTCCATTCATGTTCTTGCGAGTTGTGTAAATAATTGCAGATTAACATTATTTAATAGAACAACATTTCCAGATATTCCGCTGTGGAAAGCTATAAGAATCACAACATCAATCCCTGGTTTATTTGCACCAATGATGCATAATGGATTAATGTATGTCGATGGAGCATGTATTGATAATTTTCCCATAAATATTTTCAATTCAAATAAAACATTAGGAGTCTTTTTAAGAGTTTTGAATAATTCAATTGAGATTAAAAATTTAGAGGATTATGTTGCTCAAATGTTTATAATGATGATGTCAAATACATCTAAATCAGAAAACTCTTATCCAGAAAAAACAGTATTCATCCATTTACCTTTTATTAATAATTTTGATTTTAAAATGTCAAAAGAAATTAAACAAATCTTAATTGATACTGGTTACCGTAGCACCATTGAACATTTTATTCAAAATATTTAAAACAAAAACTATAACATTATTAAAAATAATTTTAAAAATAGAATTTCTGAAAAAGAATAATATAATAGAAAAATGATAAATACATACATCTAAGTATATTATTAATATCAAATCATTTAGAATTTGCTAAATGTTGTTTATATTAAATGAAACTTTCAAGATGCCAAGATTATCATAAAATGGTAAGTTATTTTATGAGTATGAAAAATTGAATTTCGAAATGCTTGGTTAAACTGTAATAAGTTAATATAAGTAAGTATGTCTCGAAAAGTACACTCTCTATATCTTATCAACCTAAAAAATGACAAGCAGAACTAATGAACTATTGTATAATGCAAATGGTGATAAAATATGGTATATAAATAATAAATTGCATCGAGACAATTGATTTACCCGCCATTGAAAATGTAAATGGAAGTAAATGTTGGTATTCGGAAGGAAAAAGACATCGTCTTGCTGCATTGCCTGCCATTGAATATACAGATGGTGACAAAGTATGGTATATTTATGGTAAACAATACACATATGAGCAAGTATGTAATTATTACAAAACCTTAACAAGATTTGGTAGATATTGTTTGAAGAAAATAAGAATGAGACGATTAAGGAACTCAAGATGGATCCATGGAGAGCTATTATGCATGCCGGCAAAAGGTAGTTATCCGGGAGGCCAGGACTATCATCAAATGGTAAGTTATTTTATGAGTATATAAAGTTATTCAAAAAGATATTTTATATCTTTTTAATCATATTAAAAATTTAGTGTTTATTTAACCACGAGTCGCACGAGGGCGATCTTGAATACTAGGAGGAGGAACTACAACTGCAGGATGTTGTAAATTACCAGAGTTACTACGAGCTGGTTGTTGTGCATGATTAGGGGAAGAATTATAATTAGCTGATGCTGGGGGTCTTTGTTGACTATTCAATGCCTTTCGTTGCTCTGCACGCTGATTTAGAGCAATTAGATCACGATATCTGGCAATCTGTTCAGGGCGTGCCGCAAATTCTAAGTGTTCGACAGATCTAGGTTGGACACTTAATGCCTCAAGACCAGCCAAAACTCCATTAGGTACATCAGTTGAAAAATCTGATAAATTGCGATTATCTAACTGTTGGCTAAATTGCTGATGTTCCTCTAAACGCCGCTTCATTTCAATACGATCCGATTCAGATTTATTATTATGCCCATGTGTATTATTTGAATTCTCAATACCAATTAAATCTTTACGAGTAAATAATACAGGAGCGTGCATTTTAACTGATGCAAATGCGCCTCCAGCCTCATCTGCATATAAATTATCTACTTTTTCAATTTCACCAAACATTCCACCAGATTCATTACCCCCAACTCCATTTAGATTAATACCATCATATGGCTGAATCTCTCCGGAAACATCTTGTCTAGCATAATTACGCTCAAACGCAGCATTGAATTGTCCAAGATTATTTTTAGGATCAAAAATTTTCTCAGGGAGAGTTTCAGTATCCATCTGTCCTCGCTGGCGCATAAGATCACTGAGGCGGTCCTTAGTTTCATGTTCTTTTAATGCAACTGCTGCAATTTCTGGATTATAATTGTGACGGCGATTCATACTATCCCACTGCGTCCTAAAAGTAGCTTGATCGCGATCACTCGCAATTGTTCCTTGTGAGTCCATAAATGCCTTTGCGCTACCACGCATTGACGAATAATCATCCTCGGTATTTGCCACAAACTGAGTATGTTCAGAATCATATCCTACTCTATCATTTGTTAGACGCTGGTAGGCAGTATTGATCAAATTGTAAGTTTCTCTAGATTCATCCATCTTGCGCATTAAAGCATTATCTAATTCACCGCGCTGAATATCAGTAATTGAAATTTTCTTATCCATTTCATTAACCATTGCCATGTGGCGTACTCTTACCTTATCAGGATGGTACTGCTTGACCATTCGACTGTATGCCATTTCGATATCATCAATTGTACATTTATTATCCAATCCTAAAACTTTATATAGATCTACATGAGTTGTTGCTCTGGATTCAGCACGATATTGTTGACGATTTTGCCCAAATACATTGTTTGACGATTGTGTATTTCTTTGTCTATTTTCTCCGCTCATTTTGATAACTGTAATATTAAAGTATTGTGATATTAAGCCATTTTTGATATTTAAAATATCAAATATATCCATTTATTAACATGACATCGACTGATCTAGTTAGCGCAAAAACTCTAGTTGGACATCATACAAAAACTAAATTTAAGGCAAATGTTGATATAAAGGTGCTAAAAGATCGCATAACTGCATCAATGTTACTGCATGCACTTGGAGATACCATCGGGTATAGAAATGCTAGATGGGAGTTCAATCTACCACCAGAAGGAATTACTGGCGAGAATTTAGAGGAATATCGAAAAACACAATATGATCCTAATAAAACAAGAGATCGTATATATGAATTCTTAGAATTAGGTGGAGTAAATAATATAGATTTAACAGGTTGGAAAGTTTCTGACGATACTATTTTAAATTATGCGACAGGTCTTTCTCTTGTCGGTTACCATAAAATTACAGACAAGAGAGTAAAAGGTGACAAAATTCAATATACATACGACTCTGATTTATTTTGTGATGTAATTTCTGAATCATATGTTTTGTTTTTGAATGAACTTGTTGTACGTGACATTGGAGAAACAACATTAAAAGTGTTAAAACAATATAAGGCGGGAGAAACATGGAGGGATAATCATCCAGTTCGATTAAATGAAATTGCAGGGGCGGGTAATGGTGCGGCAATCCGTACAATCCCAATTGGTTTGGCATATTGGTCAGAAAAACAAAGAGATATTCTTATTTATACTGCACTAGAGGCTAGCAGAGTTACTCATAATCATCCAGTTGGTTATTTGGGTGGAATTTGTGCAGCATTATTTACTGCATTTGCCATCGAGGGCAGACCAGTAAATACTTGGCCAAGTGAGATGCATTATCTATTAAAAGGTTCTGGTGAAAAATCATTATTGTACAAATATCTTGCAAAAACAGATGGTTTGAAAGAATATGAGAGAGACTCCGGATTATGGTGGAATGCGTGGGAAGAATGGGATGCAAAATTTACAAGAGCCGAACAATATGAGAATAGAATTGGTTCTGATCCCGTAACTCGTATAAAATGGTTTCGAGATCATCTTGGCTTTAGAAGTGGAAATATTGGATTTGTTGGCAGAGGTGGACATGATTCAGTTATTATAGCTTTTGATTCTCTAATTAGAACCATTCAATCGGGATGTGGCTGGGAAAAACTCCTATATCTATCTGCTCTGCATTCTGGGGATTCTGATTCAACTGCATGTATAGCTAGCGCATGGTATGGAGCAATGTTTGGAATTGGGGGTGTTCCTGCGAATATGTTAAAACATCTCGAGTATCGTGAAAAACTTGAGACGGTTAGTAATGATTTATTTAAGATTTCAGCTAATAAGAATTACTAAATTATTAGCAATTTGTTTTAATAAATTCAATGATTTTGTCGGCCGTGCGCGAGCCCTCAAACTGTACCTCAGACGTCCTACCATTGTAAAGAATGATAGTAGGATACCCAGTAACGCCATATGCACTACAAGTTGCAGGTTCGACAGTAACAGAATTTGGAACATCTACTTTGACGGCATTTGGATTATCTTTTCCATCGCAATTAAGAGAGTTTACATCAATTTGCAAGTTTTCATTAGCAATACGATCACATACCTCTGCCCAAACTGGTAGGAAAGCACGACTTGCACCACACCAACTGGCATAGTATGCTACGATATTTGGCCGTTTTTCCTGTTTAGTTGGGGGTGTTTCGAGGTATAGGTAGCGATGGCATACATATAGAGCAATTACTGCAATTACTGCGTAAATGATACAATGCGACTGCATATACTTAGATATAGGTTTTGTTTGGAGCTTTTTTTTCCTGAATTATAGCTAGATACCAATGTCTGGACAAGAGCTACTTACTGAAAACCATTTCTTTAGCGCTCGCTTTGATGATCAGCGCGGAGGATTTTGGCGAAGAGTAGCCATGGGCCGCTGTGTGCCAGGATCATCTAATCTATCTCCTGTAACTGATGCAAATGGACTATATGCTAACTTTACCCGAGGTTCCATGACTGAAAAATCTAAAGCTGTTGGGGCTAATATTCGTGGTGTTCAGGATAATGATATTTCGCATGAACTCGTAGAATTTCTTGTAGATGTTGGTCGTTATCATAGTTCAATTGACCAATCTGTTACGAATAGCAGCAATAATATGGGAATTCATCTTGCTAATCTTTATGATGGCCTTGATGCCCAGATCGATGCTGGATTAGAATTTCGGGGTGATCTGCTAAAAGGAGTTAAATCTGATAACGTTAATTTCGATCTCTCGGTGCTGCAAAGAGAAGATGCGAGCGATGATGATAGATTGCTCGCTGCAATTATTATGGAGGTAACTCCGGATGTCCGCTACGTGCGCAAGATGGTTGCAACATTCGCGAAGTATATGTTTCTGCGATACAGGGAGGTAACTGCAAGTGATGCATTTGGGCAATTAATGACAAAAGATGGCGGGGGGAAACTCACCCATACTCCGGAGTTTATGACATGGATTGTAAATAATACGAATCTCATGCAAAAAGGAGTTTATGGAGGAGTTCCGGGAGGTATTCAGGAATTAGTTGAAAGGGTCGTAAAAAATGATGCTAAAGCTGAGAGTGTGGTTAAGGGTTTAGCACTTGTAGCAAATAGCACATTAGCAATCGAATTTGATAACATCTATCAAGATAGCAAAATGAGGTATCCTAAAATTAATACAACTTTCCCTGCAACTAAAGGAGACCTTGTGGATTTGCATGTTGCTATTTTCAGCGGTATTGATAAACTAAAGGCTAAACTCAAATCTGTTCTACGTGCTGAACTTAACAGAGTTATTGGAAATAAGAACCATACATCTCTTGCACAATCTCCTGTAGCACAAAATCTTTATTTGAAGCTGCATGCTGCTTGTTCTGATAAGAATGCAGTTCGTGTCGAAGTTACTGACTTTTTCGAGAAATATCTTTCTCTGCGCGCCAGAGATCCTGCGACTGGTGTATGGAAATCAGAATCAGTACCGTTTACAACTAAGATCGATGCCAGCCAGTATCCGAATTATCGTCTGAACTTTACTACTCATCTCGGAAGATCTCTATTCTCTGAATCATTCTGCGATCTCCCTGCACTTGATTGCGATCCGACTACCCAATTTACTGGAATTATTTACCCTATTACATCTGTATCTGGAGGATACAAGCGCCTCGAACTACAGATTGCTCCATCTAATAATGTTAATGGAACTAAAGTATTTAAAATGCTGGATAAGGATGATATCCGTGAGAGTTTTAGTGCTAAGATCATTGATGTTCATGATCCTTTCCCAGGTCATAAGTTGATTCTCAAATACATCTATCTTGCTGCTTACAATGCAGCCCCTGGTGATCTGGAGACCGATGTTGTTGATGCAGACGGAGAACTTTTAATCAGACAACTATCTCTTAAAGGGAGTGCATTAAATGTTATTAGATTTGATAGCGATATCAAAAAAGTATATCCCATTCAATGGGATCATCAACTTGCCATGGAGAAAAAGGCTATGGCAGCAATTGATGAAAACTATCAAATTAGTGCAGATGTACAGGTCTTAGATACCCAAGGTGTTATTTACAGAGATACTGATTTCAAATGGAAGAAGCAGATCGATGGAGGTATCCCAGTCGTCTATGATGCAAATGCCCAAATCGCTGAGACTAAGAGTTATTGCAGTGTTCTCGGACTTGATGAAAATGATGCCCGGGCCTGTTCTGATTTTATTGTTGATAAGCTAAGCAGAAAGGGAGATGTGACTGCTATGGCAACTGGTCTTACCAGTCTCCTTGATAATCCGCTATTCAAGTCTGCTCGCGCCAGTGTAGCTAAAATGCATCCAGAAATTGCTGTCGTAATTTTAGAAAATCTGGGATTCAGTAAGGTTAATGGACCTATTGTGGCTAATCGCCAAATTGCTGCATATGAGACTGTAGAGGATTGGCTGGGACGCATTAAAACTGAAAACCCTGCACTCTTTGTCCAGGTTAATCGGGAGAACATCCGCACATATCTCAGGGATGTGAATGCATGCACAGTTAGACATCCTAGCTCCCTTACCCAGAATATGGGCCTTGAGAATCCACTAGTTGGACGCGAAACATCTGAGTATCTGCAACAACTCGGTATCCCGAAATATAATGGACGTAATAATCCTTATAGAATTCAGGCAAATGCTCTTTATGGAGTTGCTAACATGGTATCGATGCAAGGAGTTTCTGCTCTACCCTCTGCCTTTACTGGAACTGTAATTTCTCCCCACCCTCCTCGCCTTGATATCTATAATGGATTCCAGATGAGAGGTGGTCGCCGCGGCCAAACTGGTGGGGCTCCTGCATCCTCTATTCCCCAGGCACTGTTCACTCGCGAAAGTTGGAACGCGATTCTTAAATCTGCACCTGTAAACAAGAAGCTGGGTGCAGAAACTGTTGCTGGAATTGAGAAAGATCTTAAGACAGTTGAGGAAATTGCCAGTCGCCGTGTTCCTCAGTTGAGCGAGTATCTGTTTTCCAAGAAGCTTGCGAATGAGGCTGGAGATCATACTCCTCAGGCTTGGACTCTTTTGGATGTAGCTAATAAGAAGAAGAAGTATGATGAGCTGGTAGCCGATGCTCAAGTAGCTAACTATGATCTTTTCCGCAAGATGGCTGCTGTGTCTCAGGTAATCCAGGTAGTTGGTGGACCAACCGCTCCCGCTCAGACAATTCGTCAAAAGGCTAACTTGGCAACTGCTCCTTTCAACTTTACTCGTTAAGTTGATTATTGTGATATATCATAATGTATTTTTTAGAATTATTCTAAAAAATAATATTTAAATTAAGTAAATAACATACCACCTAATCCATTCATTGTGCGGAGAATATTCCATCCTATTCCATATACGCTAATATTTGCATTATTGCCAATACCAATTGACGGATCGAGTGATAATTTAAGTTCAATATCATCAATAACTGTAGTATTTGCCGATCCTGATGGAAATGCCTCGGCTGGAAATATAGCAAATGAATATAAATTAATTCCAGTTGATGGACAACTTTTGAAGTAATGATATGGTTGTAATTTATCATAATATAATCCAGGTTTAACACCTGTTCGAGTTTGCCCATTAAATAATAATTCTGCATTTACTATTGGATTATTTCCTAGCAATTCTTTATTAGATCCGCGATAAGGTGATGTTGTATAATTAAACCAATCATTTGCATTTGATGACGAGTTTAATCTTACAACAACTATTATTGTTTTGATTGGATGATTAAGAGCTAACTTGAGACTTGCAATACTGCTTTGTACATTCTTAGATGCAGCCAATTGCACTTGCTCAATTAAATATTCTCTTGCAGTTTCACTGATACGAGCTCTTTCCTCTGAATCAAGATAAACATATTCCACATCAAGTCTACAATTTGTAAATACAGGATTAGTTGCGGCATATCCTCTAATACTTTTCTCCTTTGTCCCATCTTGTGGTACTGCAGAATATCCAGAATCTATCCCAATAATAGCATATCTTTGACGTGTGCGAATATCGGCTGGGGTAGATGTTAATGCAGTAAATGGTTGATCAGAAATTCTATTATATCGCATAACACGAGTTAGTGGATTAAAATCAACAAATACGCCACGGGCTATATTTCCATTAATATTTTGCTCAATATATTCATATGGTTTATATTGTACCGTATCATCAAGAAGATCTAATGTATGGACTGGTCCAACTGTATAACAACTACTTGCATCGGCAAATTCAACAATAATACGAGGTTGGCTATATTGTAATGCAACAATAGGAAGTGCAAGGATATTATGGCGAGAAAACCACAGACTTAGTGGTACATGGATGGTATATGCATCTTTACCATTACTCCAATCAGTTAAGTCTGGAATGTCTCCAATCAATGTTGCATGATTTTTATCATCTGATAGAGTTAATTCGGACCAAATATTCATCCATTCTCCTGTTTGACTATCGACGACTTGTCCACCAAGTTCAATAGATATTTTCGAGATCATGGCATATCCAATTCTCCTTGCCCAAGAAAATTTAGTAACTGGATCAAGAACTCCATTTTTCATAAATTGTGCAATTGGTGGTAATGTAACAACTAATGAAACACGATAGACCATATCCCCAGTTCTGCTTAATTTACAATGAACTGTTTCTCCCATTGCAACATTTGCCTTATTAAATGTCTGAGGTACAGGTTCAATTGCAAAATTTGTATGACGACGATATATAGTTTTAAACAGAGTTATTTGCGGATCGCCAATTAGCATCATATCTTGGATACCATATGAAACAAGTTGAATAAGTCCACCTCCCATCTTTGTCTTTATAAAACACTATGATATTAACCAACAACGCTCTAACGAGTATAATATTATAAATATTATACTTTTTTTAATAAATTAGTGTTGAAAAACACGTCCAGCCATTCCGCTCATACATCGCATCACATTATACCCTAATGCAAAAATACGAATTGTTACGGCATCGCCTGCATCCATTAATATTTTAATACTTGGATTTAATTTTATCACAAATGTGGCATCATCGATACGACTCATATTCACAACTCCAGTTGGATATGGTGCATATGGTTGGAGACCGATATTCCAAGTGTAAATACCGTCTCTTGGAGATGAATTCCATCCTTTAATCGATTGCGCGTAAGCATAATACTCACCAACTGTATCCTGTTGACGAGTCACGCCATTAAACTCAATTGCCATAGAATTAATAATAAGACCATTGTCAAGGCCTCCAGTGCATGTACATGTTGTAGTATTTGATGATATATCGCTAACTGCCATAGATGATACAGGTATTCCTTGTAGAGAACCATCGGTTTTGAATACTAATCCAGTATTGGTTATTGTATCTAATGTATTTTGACAAGTGCATTTATACCAACCAGTACTAGTCCATTTGTTTGTTTGCTCCATACTTCGTAGTCTTGTCTGTATTACAAATGCCTTGCATGGATTATGAAAATAGGTGCGTAATTTGTATCCCTCGCCCCAATCATAAGTATTAGCATCAATTGTAACTGTATCATGTTCTTGAATATATTCATACAAGTATTCATGGCGATTAGCGGCCATCCATTTACGCTCATCAATATCAAGATAGACATATCGCGACTGCATTGATAATCTTATTGCTGGTATTCCTTGACTTGCTCTTCCTAAACGGTCTCTAACTATCGAATATGCTCCATCGGGAGCTTGAATGCATTTGGAAAAATCTCGTATCTTACATCTAATTACCATTGGAGAATATTGTGTTGAAATTAATGGGTAAAACCATCCTGATTCCCGGCAATGTGGAAAAATAAGTGGCAATGATATATGCAATTTTAGCTTAGTGGTAGTATTCATTGTCCATGTTTCAGGTCTATTACCAATCAAATAATCATATCCAACTTTTTGATTAGTTTTACCTGTTAATTCATACCATATATCTAAGAAATCTGGTGTATGACGATCCCATGTTTCTCCTCCGATAGTCATCTCGATCCATTCAAACATATAATGTCCTAAACGCCTTATCCAGGCATAATCGATACCATTATTATTTTTAATTGCTGATATAACACTTTCTCTTAGCAATGTTAAATTATTATATGTTTTACCTAAATCATCAGCTCGATTTTCAAATATTGTCATTGTATTACCGATATCATCTAATAATGGTATATTCTGCTTAATTGAACTTGTACCATCAGGAATGTTATTTAGAACAAACATTAAATAATCTCTTGTGGTTGCTAGTACTCTTGGTGTATTTTCAGATAATGTAGCAGGAGATATCGCTTTGAAGAATTTTGTTAAATGAGATACACTAAGTGGATCTAAAATCCAAGAAGGTGTAAGTTGTGATATACTATCAACTATTAGATTATAAAGTTCACCAATTGAATAACATGTTAAATTTACAAATGCGAAAAAGTTTGGTACAATTGTTGTGTCCACTAAAGGATATGATGGTAAAATATTAGTATTTATTCTATTGATATAACTTGCAGAAATAGATGATATTGTATCAAGTGATGCCGATGATGTTGGATAATAAGTGAGAAGAGATAATAATGGTTTATTCTTTGCATATTTTTTGAGCTCATCATCTATCACTATTAATACTTGTTGCATAAAACCAATTGTGGAACTAATAATATTCTTAATATTACTTACTGCAGGATCTGATGCTAATACTGCTTGTAATTGATCAGGATTATTTTCAAATTTTGCACCAAATTGGATATTAAGGCCATAAGGATTATTTATACTCCCAACAATGAATTCATACATTAAGGAACCACTGAAATTTCCTACTTGTTGAGTTATTACTTTGTAGTCAAGAAGAACATTGGCATAAGTATCAGAATAATTACGAGAATTTAATAAATTAATATTACTCCAAAAAACAGCCAAATTGTCAAGATTTTTATAGGGCAGTGTACTTGATTGCGGATTAGCAACTATAAAAATATTAGGTGGATTTGTTATAGTAGTTGTGACATTATCACTAAATGTCATTTGAGGATAATTGGGTACTGCATTATATATAGTACCATTTGAATTATCAATATTTGTTGAAGCTTGAAGATTTGGTGAAGGATTTGTTACTGGTGATGCCGCTAAATTTACTGGAGCGACAGTTACCGGAACTCGTAAAATATAAGTACTTTCTAAAGTTATAAATGTAAAAGTTACATCAATTATTAATTGGGCGACAGCTCCTTGCTGCTGAAATCCAGAAAGTGAATCTGTAATATCCTGTAAGAATTTAAACCAATAATTTCGAATTGTTGTAATACCAACTCTTTGATTCTTAAAAAAGGTATAAACTATTATTGGATTACTTGAAGGTGTTGCTGCCTGATTTACAGTATTTGCAAGAACATCAAATGCAATAGGGAATAAATATGATGCAATTAATGCTATTAAACTATCCCGAACAATGCCAGCATAAGATGTTAGTACATATTTATCAAAATTTGTTAGTGTTGACGATATATTTGCCGCTGAAATTACAATATTATAAAAACGCTCGGAAATATAAAATAAGATTGCATCAAAATATAAAACATCTGTACTTGTATAATTTGCATTTGGACATATTGTTGATAGTGCAAATTTAGATACAAGTGCTGGAATACTTAACGGATGGTTGACTGATCCCGAAATCCATGGATCAATGAATCCTAAAATGAGAGAATCAAAACTATTTCCAAATAAATCACTAAATCCAGATATTACTGCAGCAGATTGATTTGATGTATATGTTGTAATTGTATCATTTATCATATGAGCATATGATGATGAATCTGCTAAACTACTTGTTTGTGTTACACCATTAATAACGTAATTAACATTCTTTGACAAATTCATATCATTTACCATATAATAATCTGATAATAGAAATGCTCTCAAATTTGCATTTGAAAAATTCTTCCAAGCATTTCCAGGAGTATTATTCATATCACCCGATGCATTTGTTGGTATCTCTACAAAATTAGAACCAGGCTTTTTCCAATATATAATATTTCCATATACCTCACTTAATGATGTTAAAGTATTCATTAGCAATGATGCATTATAATAGAAAATCAATGGTAATTCTTTTGTTAAACGCGAAATAGTTAAATTAATAAGTTGTGGTGTTACTGTAGTTGCTGATGCACTACTATTATTTATAATAAATTGCATTGCTTTAAAAGTATCAAGATCCCAAAAATCACTTGGTATAACTAGTGCTGCTCCTAAAATATCAGTTAATGTACGAGTGCCATAATCATCATCTAATTGAAAATATCGATTTGTGAAATTATTTACAAGATCGAGCAATGCTAGTTCACTTGTTGGATTAATTAAAATCATTGCATTAAGGTATTCATTTAGAGCAATTCTCAGTTCTTGGCTATCTGTTAGACGAAGAGTTGTTTCTCTTGCAGGCCCTAAACTATTCACAAAATCGAGTGTAGAAGAATATGGTATTGATGGTGACCAATATGTCAATAATGTACCTGTAGTTAGAGCTTTCAATATAGTACCCATAACTGTATTTGTATTAGCATTTGATTCTATGTTTGCTAATATTTGTTTAAGAGATTCATCCTGACTCATAGGTAATCCTAATTTAACGAGATTTATTAGACCATCGGCAATGGAGATATACTGTTCTTGATTATTTAAAATTAAAAGTTGTGTATTATCTAACCATGTTTGTATATTATCTGTTGTAGCTGGACGTCCATCAATATTTAATGCATTGAGACGATTGTTAATTTCAGTATTTGTTGATGGATTCCATGCCATTTCAAGCGGATCAATATCTACCTCAATTGTTTGATTTCCTAGCATATCTCCATCACGATTTACCTTAAATTCATATATTGAACCCCATCCACCAGAACCAGTCATAGGGCGGGTAACATCCTCTGTCGCGAAATTTGTGTATCTGCGATATACAGTTTTATACATGGTTATTTGCGGATCACCTATTAGAATACCATCTGCGTGGCCAGTTGCCACTAATTGGAGTAATGCACCACCCATTTTTAGCTTGTACTTATAAAAAGCTTTATGTTCCTAAGCTGCATACATAAATTTAAACTTATTTATTGTCAAAAATGTTAATTTATATAAATTTATATAAATTATTTAGTTTCTAAAAATTACATTCCATATATAAATGCCAGACCACAAACTCCGCTCATAAAACGTAGAACATTATAACTTAGGGCATATATACGCACCTTACCAGATATTGGTGATGCAGAATTGTATAAATAATCATAATTAAATACAATGTTCAATGTTGATTTGTCCAATCTACCCATATTACATGATCCGGTTGGCTGAGTTATTTCTGGGCGATCGGCAAAACTTAATACATTTACACCAGGGATTCCTCCCGAACGATGGTGCTGATATGTCATTAAATTCTCAAAAAATCGCTGATCACTTACCTCTGTACGGTTTAATTGATTGAGTGTAAGTTGGGTAGTATTAATTGCCATACGCGGAGTAGAAGGTGTTAATTGTGATGTTGGAAATATTGGAAATGCATTAGAAACTGATATACTATCCCGATTTGGAATAAGAGCATATGGAAGATCAATTGTACTTTGTGTTATTTGGGTGGTTAAGATAGTTTCTTGAGAGATAGATGGGGCTACATTTCTATCAAGAGTATAATTATCCCATTGGGGTTCATATGTATCATCGCTATTGTATATCATATCATCTCGCTGATGAAGCCATACTATTTCTTTTACAGGATTTGAAAAATGCATTTCAAAGTTATTTTGAGAAATTGGGAAATCTGAATATTCCTCTCTCTGAACTTGTCTAATTAAATATTCGTGACTAGATTGTGCAAATCTGCGCCTTTCAGTTGCATCTAAATAAACATAATCCATCCAAATGCTTGCATCCACAATACGCACAATTGATGGATCGAGGGCGCCTGGGATATTTGTATAACAAAGTTCCTCCATTTTTCTAAATTTTACCATAAGCTGAACATCATAATAATTAAGAGATATTAATGGTAATGCTAAACCATTATCCTGACAATACCAAAATGGTATTGGTGTAGCAATTGTATATGCTGGTTTTACTGTTGTGTCAAAATTAGTTAATTCTGGTACATCTCCGATTAAATCTCTATATCCTTTTTCTTGATCAACTGATGCTGTTAATTCGTGCCAAATATTAATCCATTCTCCCCATTGACGATCTATTCTATTACCACCAATTATGATATCAACCCATTCAATAATAAAATGACCTAGCTTACGAATCCATGCAAATTTAGCATAATTTGCAGTATTAACTATACTTGTTCCACTTTCGGCTTTGTAAGCTTTTAGAGCATTTTGATAGCTATTCCAATATTTTGTTTCGATTAGTTGTAATTGTGTTCGAACCAATTCAAATTTATCTAACATTGATGTTGTCGTATTTTGCTGAGATTGATAAAGTAGAGATAGAGCCGAAACTAGACTAGCCGACGAAACTCCGCAATCTCTTTCTAACAATGAAGCAAATGCTGTACGAATTGTTGAATTAGGTAATGGGTCTAATGTATTAAAGGTTGATGCGATCTTAGCTGTAACAATTGCATTACTTGCTGAATTTGATGATTGAATTAATCCAACTGATGCTCTATATGCTGCCATAGTCAAACCAACATAATTATGAATTGTTTGATAACTTGCATATGCAGTTTGCATACGTAGACTTAAAATATCAAGTTGCGGATCTGGCACTATTATAGGCCGAGGGATTGCCACCTCTGGTATTTTAACAATTAGTGTTGTGCGTGACATCAGATCGCCTAATTTATCAACTCGGCATATTAGGGTCTCTCCAAATGCCAAATTTGCGCCCTCAAACGGTAATTCTACTGTCTCTATTGCAAAATTAGTATGTTTGCGATAAACTGATTTGAAAAATGTAATTTGAGGGTTTCCTGTTAAGAAGATATCTTGGGCAGTATATGTTGTTAATTGGATAAGTCCACCTCCCATATTTTCTAAGTTTACTTAGTATTTATATTAGCAATGAAAATTGAGAGCTTAAAATAGGCGTATTAAGTCAAAAAATTGAAAAGTAAAACACTTGGAATGTTTATATATTTTTCGTATTATATACGTACAACCCCATCATCAACAGTTACAACTCAAGCCACCAAATTCAGAATATTCATACTTTCTTACAAGTTCATCTTGTCGAGACATTTGATATTTCAACATTCAAGACAAATGAATCCTTTCGCCGCACCATCATTCGCCCATACAAACCCTAGAAGTGAAGGAAGAACATATCTCGAGTCTGATAAAAAAGAAAATGCTTTTGCACAAAGTAGACAAATTACTCCGAGAGGATCTGGAAGTAATACGCCAAATATCCCGCTCCCAGATCTCAGCAATTTTCATGGTACATTTGCTGAATTAAACAAAAATGAACCACAATTCGTAAAGCAAAGTATGCAAGGTAATGCAGTGGAAGAAGAAAATTCGGGAATTATTAATGAAAGAAATAATGACAATTACGTAAATCTTAATTCTAAAATTGCGAAAGCAATTCTTAAAAAAATTCACATTGTGCGGGATAATGATAGCATTAATAGTAGCATATTTGGATGCATTGCTATGTTAGATGGAATAAAAACACTGATCATACAGGACACAAAGTATAATAGTGCAGATAGAAATGAAAAAATTCGGGTAAATGATATGCAACAAACAGCTATTTTGAAATTGCATTATTTCCAAAATATTGCAGAAGGGACAATAATTACCAGTGAAGATTATGCATATTTAGTTCATTGTGCCTTGCCAGCATGCGAACAATATTCTAAAACTTATAATGGTACTGGTATGTTGTTAATGCAATTGTGCAAAGATATTATCAGTAAAGTTGGAAGCGTAACTGATATCAATAATCAATTTCATGTATATCAATAATCAATTTCATGTATATCAATAATCAATTTCATGTATATCAATAATCAATTTCATGTATATCAATAATCAATTTCATGTATAT